GTGTAATACACCATTACTTAACGCTCCGGGTATAGGACCATTCTGTCCTAACAAGTCATGTGACGTTATCGATGGTCCTTTTATGGAGGAAGAAAATGTTACAGATGTACAAACAACTATTGTTGAACCAAATGGAGTGGTGGGAGAAGAATTACCAGAACAAGATACTACCCATGCAGACGAACCTAATGTGGACGATGTTCACAGAGTGGAGCCAATTAAAAACGAAATTACAGAAGTAATTACTACTGATGCAGAAATTACAATTGATCAAGTTGAACCAATTAAAGAATTGCCCCCACAGCCTGAAATTAGAACTGAAGGTGTTACACTAGAAGAAGTACACGAAGGTTATGTGCAGTTTGAAGGTAAGTCAATTACCAAACATGCATTACAAGAAATGCNTCCTGATTTATTCAGATTGTCATTGACTGATGGACATCCTGTAAGCACAAANTTTGGAACACAATTCCCTAAGTTTGCTGAAAAAGGAAGTATCTTTGTACGTGTAGATGTTTTACCTAATCGTGTTTACAAGTTTGATGGTAATAGATGGATTGAAACAAATAAAGAACAAAGTGATTCATACCTGTATGATGAACAATATATCCAACATTTAATTCATAAAATTGATACAGGTGAATACGATGTAGAACTATTGTCTGACAAAGAAAAATCTCAAATTGAATCATATTTAAGCAACCAATCTACTCAAGATAAGTAATAGCATGGCAGATAAAAAATTAACACATTGTTCTTTTTGTGGTAATCACAAAGACCAAGTAGCAAAACTAATTGTTGGTGATGATGTTGCTATTTGTAGCGCATGTATTGATTTGTGTAATAACCTTATAACCGAAGAGAAAACGACAACTGAACCTGAAAAAGTTGAAGTTAAAGGGTTTAATGCATATTCAATTAAAAAGCATTTAGATGGTCTTGTCATTGGTCAAGATGATGCTAAGGTTGTATTAAGTGTTGCTATTGCTAATCATTATAAACGCATTACCAATCCCCCTAAAGATTTAGAAATTCAAAAAGGTAATGTGTTATTGATTGGACCTACTGGTAGTGGTAAAACATTGCTTGCACGTAGTGTTGCCAAATATCTTAATGTTCCTTTTGTAGTTGCTGATGCAACTAGTCTAACCGAAGCAGGTTATGTAGGTGAAGACGTTGAAAGTATGATTAGCATGTTGCTATCAATGGCAGATGGTGATATCAAATTAGCAGAACGTGGAATTATCTTTATTGATGAAATTGACAAGATCGCACGTAAAAGCGAAAGCACTAGCATTACACGTGACGTAAGCGGTGAGGGTGTTCAACAAGCATTGCTTAAATTAGTAGAAGGCACAAAGTGTCGTGTTACTGTTAATGGCAAACGTAAAAATCCACAAGGTGACTACATTGAAGTTGATACTAAAAATATCTTATTCATTGCCGGCGGTGCGTTTGTGGGATTAAACGATATTATCAAAAACAGAATGCAGGGCAGTGGAATGGGCTTTAGTGCTTCCATTAAGCCAAAAGATCAAGTAGTAGATTTGACAGAATCTACACCCGATGACTTAGTTAAGTTTGGTATGATCCCTGAATTCATTGGACGTTTTACTACAACAATTGCATTGGAAGAATTGTCACTAGACCAATTGGTATCTGTATTGACTGATGTTAAGAACAGTTTCATTGACCAATACAAATACTTGTTCAGTATTGATGGCATCAAACTAACATTTGATCAGGATGCAATCAAGCAAATTGCTCAAAACTGTATTGATTTAAAGACAGGGGCACGTGGATTGCAAACAGAGTTAGAAAAGATACTATTACCCCATATGTTTCATATTGAAAAATATAAAGAAAAGGGCTTCACCCAGATAAATATAGACATAGAATCGGTGAAGTCACCCAAGGTATTTTTATGAAATTATATGGACGAAAGGTAACAGTTCAAGACAGTAACGTAGACAAAGCATTACGCAAACTTAAGAAAAAGATTGCTGAATCTGGTATGTTACAAGAGTTGCAAGAACGTGAGACCTATACTAAACCCTCAGTAAAACGTAGACTAGCAAAAAAGATGGCTGTAAAGCGTTGGCGCAAGCACGTAATGAGTCAGACTTTAGCACCCAAAACACACTAATTTATCCCAAAATAGTTTATTTTTTTGCGCAATTGTGTATAATAAATAATATTGTAGATGCCGATGGTCGGGTCTACAATAGTCATCTTGCTTAATAAAGGAGAAAACAAATGACAAATACATTAACCCTTCGTTCCCTTGACATTCCGTCAATTCACAAATTTGCAGTTGGATTTGATTCAATCTTTGATGAACTACACAATCGTGTAAATCAGCAAACTGTAAATTATCCCCCATACAATATTGTAAAGTATGATGAAGACAACTTCAGCATTGAACTTGCTGTGGCTGGTTTTGATGAGGGTGAAATTGATGTACAGGTAAAGAATAATCAACTTACCATTAATGGCCAAAAGGCTTTAGAATTGTCAGAAGATGAGACTGTTCAGGCCCCTGAATATCTACATCGTGGAATCAGTTCACGTGATTTTTCTCGCACATTCACACTTGCGGATCACGTAGAGGTAGTAACTGCAACAGTTGCTAATGGTATCTTACGTATTGACCTTGAACGCAAAATTCCTGAGGAAAAGAAACCCAAGAAGATTGCAATCAGTTACAATAAATAATATAATGTAAGAACAGTTCGCGGTAGAGAAATTTACCGCGAACATATAACAACATAAGGGCACTAAAAAATGGCAAATGCAAATCCAGAAGTACGTAATATGATCAAGCCAAACATGGCGTTAAAAGAACCACCATTGTTTAGAGTGATTTATCTTAACGATGATCATACTAGTATGGAATTTGTGGTAAACTCACTAGTAGAATATTTTGATTATAATCCTGATACTGCAAATCAAATTACAGTTGATATCCATCAACAAGGAAGCGCAATTGTTGCTGTCTTACCTTACGAGATTGCAGAACAAAAAGGCATTGAAGTTACACTAGATGCTAGGGCTCAAGGATTTCCACTGTTAGTTAAAGTGGAAGCAGAATCAAACTGATATAGAGATTCGTTTAGCCCAATAGGGGCTTTTATGTGAATAGGGATTATTTACATAGTTAATGTTATCTACTGTAGCATCAACAAATTTATCGTAACTGCCAAATACCCAGGATGTTACTTTCTTTTCAGTATCACCACTTAAAGAAAGTTTCAAGGGTATTTGGTTTTCCACAGTATTAGGGGTTTCCCCAAAATAAAGTTTTTCGTCAGGCACAGCGTTAGTTACTACGATTACTTTTTTAACATCTAAATGACGTTGTAATTTCTCAATACTTAATTTTAAGTATGTCATATCATCGAATCGTGCCGCAGTATAGACCATGTCTTGTAATGTGCCTATACTACTATTATTCCAACCATTTGCACCAACAACTGCAATACCATCTACAATAACCACGCTATGATGCATGATATGTACTGATGGTAATTGCTTAATTAAACTAATTAATTGTTCAGTGCGTTCACTTATATCAGTTGAATTTTTATATTCAAGGGTTCCCGGAACGTAAAACACACCTTGATAAAATCTACCAAGGTGTGCTAATGTTTGCAATGTAGTGCGTAAATCACTACTTACATTTCCGGCGACCAAACAATATAAACTGGTACTTTTACCTTCCCAGTTAAAACTATCTTCAGGAGATAGATTTAAATCACTGATAACATCAAAACCAATATCTTGCATTACTTAGCAATAGTCATCTTTGGCTTGCGTGGTGCTCGTGGTTTCTTTGCAGTTGGGGTGATTGCAGGTGTTGCTGGTGCCTTCTTTGCTCTTGGCTTAGCAGGAGCCTTAGGCTTAGCAGGTGCTTTTGCCTTTTTAGCCTTTGCAGGTGCAACTTCTGGTTCTGTTTGCTCTAACTTAACTAAGGGTAGCTCAGTTGCAGGGGATTCGGTAACAGGTGTCTCAGCCTTATAAGGTGCCTGAGCCTCTTTTTCTGCCTTGGATTCCTTTGCCTTTTTAACATTGTTAAAATGGTAGCCGGCGGCAATAATGATTACAACAACGGCAAAAATTGTGAAAAATTCCATATTTTTTATCTCCTAAAACTATATTTATAACCAAAAGTTTATGAGATAATAATTTAATAAATACAATGTAGGAAAGGGGAATCTATGAGTTCCAGAAAGATCCTGAAATATATGAGCGAAGAATTGCCCAGCATTCCTGCTCAAAAGCGTTTAGTATATAGAACAGATGAAAAAGAAATTAGAAAACTGTTTCATATGTTAAACAAAACAATATTTAACGGTGAGCTTCCTACCCCTCGATTTAGAGTTATTAAACGTACAACTGACTACTGGGGTCAATGTGAAGCAGACGATTTTAATCCTAACCCCAACACTAAAAAATCAAACTGCATATTACATATATCCAACAAATGGTATTGCAGGCAATGGTTAATTGACACACTAGCACATGAAATGTGCCATCAATATCAATGGGACGTACTTAGTAAACAACGTGCTAAACAGGGGTTAAAACCAATTATGAGCCATGGTCCCTCATTCTATCTATTCAGAGACAAATTACGAGAGCATGGAATACCACTTAAACGATATCATAGAATGAACAAATGGTGGGAACATCAAAATCTCTTTAAATGTTAGATCGCATAAATATATGTTATGCGAGACATTATAGACAACATCACTAATTTATTAGAAGACCGCACATTAAGTGCGAGTACTATAAAGAAATACCCCGAACGTTTTGATAAATTTATCACAATGATTCGTGATGGTATGCCTTTTTACACGGTAGATAAAGAACCAGTTGTTGCTGATCCTAGCGAGGCTGACAGATTCCAAGAAATGTTTGACAATGACATGTTTAAAGGTTCATTGTCATTACGTTTAGAAGATGGCACAGACATGCCACTCAATAAATTATTAAAAACTAGTGACTTAGGTGGTCAAGCAAGCACTGGTGAAGAAGGCGAAGAAACCGGTAAAGAAGCCGCATTGTTAAAGCCTAGTCAAATTGGTATCACCGATCGCTATATTCCTGCTACTGAACTTGGAGCAGAGATCGTTAATAATCAAGTATTACAGTCAACAGATTACGGTCGTGTTGTAATTGGTATGGCAGAAGAAATCATGGGCGGCGCCAATCCTGTAATTCCAAAAGAAGTTCCTACAAAGATTAAAGACAGTATTATTGACTATGCAGGTGAATACTTGGGTGTGCTTGCACTGGTATCAGGAACATCACGTTTTCCTAGAAAGAAAGGCTTTACTGAATGGTTAGGTGCAGATATTAGTGAACTAGTATTGAACTTCCCAAGTAAAGCAAACACAAACATTGCTGATAGTTATGCAACTATTAGTAACGAAAGAACTAAACACACAATCAATATTTCAAGTAAGGGTAAAGGCGGTGGTGCGCCACCTAGTATCAGTGGACTAAAGATTCCACAAGACATTCGTGATAACCCTGACTATGAAGCAACAGTTGCATTTATTGATTTGTGCGATGCAGAAGGTGGAGGTAGATTTAATCTTCCTTCCCCAAAAACAATCTCACAAGTATTCCAAGCAATGAACTTATTATATCAATATGTACC